GATAATGACACGCCTGATGTATCAAGATATGGGTTACCAGATCCGTTAATATTTGTTATTAATGCCCCATTTTTATACACATACATACGATTATGTGTAAACACAAGCATATAACTATCTGATGTAGAAAATTCAAAAGCAACTAAACGAACGCCATTGGCAGCAGATTCTGTACCGCTGTTAGGTAACGCATTGATATAACGTAATCCACTACGTCTAGTAATGCCACCTTGTGGCTGACATAATACATTTTGAGCTGTTTCTAAACCATTCTCATAAGACTTAATATCTACACGTGAGCGTAATAGTGGATCTATTTCACCCGCAGTAAAGTTAGTTTGAATGGTTACAAAACGAGCCATTAGTATCTCACATTAATTAATGAGAAATCTTGTATTGCGTTTACTGGTTGTCCTTGGCCATCAATATTCATAGCTTGTCTCATGTAGCCACCACGACCATTTTCTCCTGGTGTTCCAACTGCGACTGATTGCCAATATTGAGCTTTTTCTGTTTGATCTGTAATAGGCAAAGCAATATGCCAAGCTACTAAGTATTTAAGTAATTGAACAAAGTATGTAGGCATAAGTGACTCTGGCACTGAGTATTGATAATCGACCCATACTTCTTCATAATCAGTAAGGATTTTATCTCCCATAATTCTATATTCATTACGTACAGGAGAGCCTACCTCATTTGCATCGTACACCGCTCTTGGTGAACCTATGCGATCAGAAGGCATTTGATATTCGTATTTGTATTCGGTAACTGGTATAGTGACCAGTCTAGCACATTGGACTTTCTTAAATGAAAAAGACCAAGGATAAGTAATTAACGCTTGATCTCTAATGTCTGGATATAGTCGATCGCAGATGTTGGCTTCGTCTGTGCCTTCATTAAAAGCTGCAATAGGTTTTGCACCTAACATCAATAGTGAATCAGAACAAACTGATAATGCTGAATCTCCAGCTGCCATACTCTATCTCCAAATGTGAGAATAAGGTGAGTGCCTAAACACCCACCTTACCCAAGTTACATACTACTTACAACTCTAATTAATCTGAGTCTGTATCAGTTACAGCTAGACCATTAGTTACGTCTACTACTGTGCCACTGTTAGCATTTACATATACTAAATGACCAAGTACGTTTACTGTGTCGTATACATAAATTAAATCGCCAACTTTAAGTAAAGAAGCTGCGCTATTGAAATAGCCACTTGTGTTTACTGTAGCAATTGCGTCTGCGCTAGAGTATGTCCAAAGCTGTGGTGCATTACCAGCTTTAGATTGACCGCCAGCAGCAGATAAACCAGTTGATGAATAAGCCATGTTTTATTCTCCTTATTCGCGGCAAGTTAATTGAACAATACCTTCGGCATCGATCGTTGTTGCAGTCGCAGAGAAGATTGCATTCACGAGGAATGATGTCTTTTCTGGAATGTAATTGATCTCTGTCTTAGGTGCAATACCTTCAGCATAACCAACAGCGTCTTTATGGAACGCAAATACTGTTCTGTCTGAAGAACCATCAATTGCTAAGCCACCTTCTGAACGATCACCTAATACATGGAATGTGAAACCTAAGAATGTATTAAGTTCGCCAGCTACAAGAGCCTTAACTGTATTAAAGTCAGAAGAAGTTACTGCTGTTTCTGAAAGTAATGATGCTAAGTTGTTACCATGGATAACAATGTGACGACCTTCTGGTGGTACGTTGTTCTTGTCCAATAGACGTTTAGCTTCACGTAGTTTAGCTACGTTAAGGTTAGAGTCTGTTGTACCGATATCGTTACCAACAGTTAATGATGTACCTGATGCAGCAAGTGCGTCAAGAATCATTTGGTCTTGACGACGACCAATAGCGTTAGATACTAATTGCACTAACTCTTGTCTTTCGTCAAAGTTTACTTTTTGTTGCATGAAAATGTCTGAATACTCAGCTGCATTCCAGTCTGCTAAAGTAGCAGTTACTTGGCTCCAGCCAGCATTTAGAGGTGTTACGTCTGTTTGTGGAACTCTTAAAGTAGCAACACCTTTGCCTACTTTAGGAAATTTTACTACTGATCCTTCAACGCCGCGTCTTTGGCGAACTGCACCAACTAACTTTGCCTTACCTTGGTAAGCCTGTTTAACTTCGGCATCAAAGAGGGTTACAAAAGCGCTTGATAATCCAATAGCCATGTTATTCTCCTAGAATTGATAAAAATAAAGTTTATCGCTTTGGTTAGCCAGACAAAACCTGGGCCAGTGCTTGCTATTTACGATAGCCAAACGACAAGACGACTTGTGTGAAGGGTTGCGAATGCAATGAGCCTTGTACGATTTTTAGCATATTCTGCAAATTTGTGCAAGTATTTTGTGTAAAAAGCAAAAAAAAGACCCACCGAAGTGGGTCAAACGCGAACTACGGAGTCTTACTGTGAACCAAAATTGGCTTCAAACATTCTTTCTACTTTCTTTCTAAAGCCTGGATCTGTTTGATATTTAGGGTCTCCTACCATAGCATATAGTTCTTCTTTAGATAAAGCACCTTCTACTGGCGCACTTTCTAATGGAACTCTGCCTTCATAGGAAGCTCTAAGTTTTTCTAGTGCAGCGATACCTTTAGCAGTACCACCCATATACTTAAATTCCTCAAAGTCATCCTTACCCCAAATACCTTTGTTTACTAAGCCACTTGCCCATTTAACCATGCCATTAATACGTGCATCGGCATTAGGACCTAGTGCTTTCTTTTCTTCTGCTAAATTAATAGAGCTTGTTTGCTGAGCTTCAAATCCCATTTCAACAACTTTACCTACTAGATTATCTAAAGCTGCTTGACTTACACCATATTCCTTAGCCCAAGATAATACGTGATTACGTACTGGATCTTCTGCTGGGATATCTTTAAATGCGGCTACATCATAGTTACCATCTGCTGGTGCCTTATGTTTGCCTTGTGAGATTTGTTTTCTTAGATCGCCCCAAGATTTAGCCATTGCCTGTAAGTCTGGCTCTGCTTCATCTTTCTTCCAGAAGTTCTCTGGCCACCAATCTGGTCGTTCTAGTGGGCCATCATCATCTTCGTCTGCTGCTTCAAGATGTGATATTTCTGCTTTTTGTGGATTTGATTCTACTGCTTCTGTTTCAATTGATGCACTGTCGAGTAGGCCAGTTTCTTGAGATACTTCCTCATTACCACTAGGCTCGATGTTGTCGTCTATCATTACATTTTCCTTGCTCTAATTAACTTTGCTTCAATATCTCTCACTATACTATTTTGACCTTCGCGATAGTACGCATAACTTGAGTCGCTACCAGGCAAAGCAACTGGTTGCTCTAAAATTGTTTGACGTAACCACGCCAACAACTTCTGTCCATCTTCAGTACCAAAAACTCTTAATGCTAATCTATCTAAATCTTCTCTTGCTTGTGTTACATCTCTTACATCTAACGGAAGTGCTTGATCTAAATCTTCCCATCCAGCCATTATTCATCATCCTCAGGTTCTTTAAATGGTGACTTGCCTAATTTCATTCTAGTAATTGCATGGTCGTATGCTTTTTTTACAATAGCATCTGTAGGCTTTTTCTTGTTTAGCAAGCGTGTAGTTTCTTTTTCAGATAGTGAAGGAACGATCAATGGAATCTCTACTTCTTTACCATTAATGTTTACACCAATACTTAACTCAGTAACAGTGTTGCCATCAACATCTTTTAGCGGACCTTTCCAGCCAGTATATTTTTTGCCAGCACCGCCATGACGCATTCCATAATCTTCTAAATCATCCATTACATCATCCCTTTAGTTGCGGCTTCTACCATTCCAGGTACTGCTTCTGGATTTTGTTGTGCCATTTGTTGTGCAGCTTCTGACATTTGTTGAGCCATCATTTGTCTTTCTTCTTGAGTGTTACGTATCTTTTGTGGGATACCTAACTTCTCAGCAATGTAATCCATCATAGCATCTGTCTTTAATGTCATCTGTGCTTGTGGTCCAGCTTGCTGTACGATCTGTGCATATTGCAATACGTTCTGCACATCTTCCATACTTTGAGCCAT